TATTCTTAGCATAAACTGTAAAGTCAGTGCTTGAATTCTTATTAACTAAAACAGACCACCAACCACCATTGAAGAACGGTAGGTAAATGCTAGCAGTTGCTGTAAGGTTTGAAGAGCTTGGATAGAATTCTAAAATTCCATACTGGTTATATGGATTTACGACTGAACCTGTATATGAACCGGAACTGTAAGCAGATCCTGTATATTTCAATAATACTGTAGATCCATTATCGGTTGACCATAAACTCTGTGAGTAATGTGTTGTAGCAGGGATACCTTCTGTCTTAAATCTAAATTCTACAGCGGAGGGTCTGTTACTTGTTGCACCCCAAGTTGAGTTTAGTTGGAAGGAAGAGGTAACGTAAGATGATCCTGTATTGAAGAAAGTTAAATCGTACTGCTGTTGCCATTGATCAAAAGTGTTTATGTTTTGATCCTTTCCTCCGTATTCATAAACTCTTAAAACGGTATCCGGAATACCAAAAGTCGTAATTAAAGTATTTAATCCTTCAACTGTTCCTTTTTTCTTTAACAGATAAGGAAGATTATGATATAATCTCTTATAAATCTCAGAAGATAAATTATCTAGAGGTATTAGAGATCCGGTGGCAGAGGCTGTTACATAAGTTGTGATTAGTTCTTGGCCGGTATAAGGAAGTAAGCTTCCTGATGGAGTATATCCTAAATAGGTATTATATAAGTTATCTGAGGTAAAGTTATTTTCGTATAACTTGATACCGAAGTCTTTTAATGCAGTTCCAACTAAATCTTTTGATAGTCCTGATTCAACTCGGTTGTCTGAATTATATTTCTCAGTAACCGCTTGAGTATAAACCCAGATGCTATCGAAGTGTTGACCTACCATTTCAACAAATAATTCGAAGTTGGCGTTATTAGGATCTTCTTTAATGTAAAGAGGTATAGCTTCTACTAGTCCGTCTTTATTATTCATATCGTAGGTCTCAGCAGTTGTTAACTGTCCATCTAACCAATTGATGCCTGTAGAAGAGGTTGTTGGTACGTTTACGTAAGGTGGGGTATTATTTGATTTTGGCCATGCTGCGCTACTTGAGTCGAAATATAGATAGTATTCATAACCGTCAAAGTTAGTTATAACTTCGTTAATTTTGTTATCCCAGTAGCTAGTACTTCCGGAGTTGTAATAGTTTGCATTCCCGGTACCGTAACTTGCACTAACTGTATATTCTTCTATTAACCCTAATTTATAGTAGAAATTCTCTAATCTAGTTTGAGCACTTGAAAAGAATACAAAGTTACTATAATCTGAGTAGTCTATATTTAACTCTATTCCGGTCTCTGCTAAAATACTGTTTAGTTGATATTTTAAATTTGGATTGGTTGTTTCTTGTAGAGTGTTAGAGGTTTGGTACTCTGTTGATTTATTTGATTGACTATTTTGAAGTAGGTTAAAGTTTGGACCTTTAATTTGTATGTTGTTACTATCTACAGTATATGCTACCTGTATATTAATTAGATATGCTTTAGATTCTGCTATTTTCTCTACCGCCCAGCAGGTTGATTGTATATCATACTGTTCAGATAAGGGTTCGTAAAGCTTGACTAAGACTGTTATATTTTCCGGGTTAGTTTCATCTAGTAATATGTTGTTTGCAATTACTAGGTTGTTTTGTCCGAAGTTTAAATTAAAGTCTTTTTGGAAAGGAGATGCAAGTTGAGCAGCTTTTAGAGCAGTTGTAGAATCAACTATATCCCCTCCTAAAATATTAGTACTAGCAAGTCTAATCTCGGTTCTATCGGTAGATATTTCTGAGATGTAATATGGTTCTACTATACTAGAAGATAGTAACGGTCTTAAAAAATTATAAACCGTGTAGTATTGACCTTCTGTATATGCTCTGCTTTCTAAATCTTGTTCAGGGCTAATGCTTAGATCTTCACCATAGATAGCAAAACTAGTTAACCTTTGAACGCTATCAATTAATTCTTTGTTAGCATTATAAATAAAGTACTCTACGTAGTCAGCAGTAGAATCAAATGTTATATCTGTATTAAAAGAAGCAATAAGAGTATCATCAGACGTTGTATAGGTCTGCCCACCAAGCTCTATCGAAGGTACGTCTTGTATGTATATTTGCTTATCCATTAGGTGCTTGTATATCTAGTAGTTGTTGTTGCAACTGTAAGTTCTCTTCCCGTAATGCTGTTATTTCTGATAGTAGAGCTGCGATTTCTTCGTTAGTTCCTTCTCCGCCAATATAAGCACTACTCTGGTTGACTAGGTACTGGTGGGAGTTTGTTTCTCCAGTCTTAGGGATATCGTAAAAAATTTGTCCGTAAGTATCAAAGAATTCTTGAACAGAAGGCGTTGGGGTCACTGTTGTAGTTGTAGTAGCTATTCCACCGACTGTAAGTTCTGTGAATGATGTATCTACTACCTGTTGGTATTGTTGTTTTTCAAATACTTGTTTTGATAGATCAACTATTGAACTCATTACCCGTTTATAACTTTAAAGTAGTACTTATCATCTAGTATTTTTGTAGTTCCAGCTACAGTTGTTTTTAACTGTATTTGATAGTATCTCTCTGGTTCTAAGCCGTTCATATACACATCAAAGTAACTACTATTACTATCTGCACTAATCTTAGTATAAGTACTATCAAAGTCAATTACAACTTCATTTGTATCTAAATCTTTTATTGACCAGAAGGAGGCTGTTGGTAGGTAGTAGTTTGTAGTATAAAAAGAACTCGTAGTAAATACTCTCGGAGGGAATTGTGGTCTAACATTAACTCTAAATCTTTGAATAGATCCTGAATGAAATGTTCCGGTATTGTTAGGTAGTGTTGCTACTAGGTCAGCAGTATTGATAACTGTCTGTGTAGATGATCCAGTATTATAGATAAAGTCGTTCCACTTTATTTCTAACTGTGGAGGATAGATAGTATTTGTATCTATTGAGAAGTATTTAAATTCTACTCTCTTAGCTTCATCTGTTGAGAATTCTGCAGCAGTATCCTGTTTGATAATAAACCCGTCGTTTGGAATAACACTGCTAGTCCAAGCTGCTACTACGTTAGTAACGTTTAAGTTTATATCGAAATCACTTCTATATTGGTAAGAAGCACTTTGTACATAAGCAGAGCTTGTATACCAATTACCGCCTCCGGGATTAGATCCAGAATAAGAAGCGGTTGCTCCGGTTGTAAATCCTGATGTTTGCCATGCTCCTGATCCGGATGAAGTTCTAAAATTCCAGCTAACTCCATTTTCTGTTGCGGGACTATCTAAGTATTTACCAGTTCCGTTTTGCCATGAACCGGATACTGGATAGCAGTATAGAGTTGTTTCTTGACCTAAGCCCTCAACCTTGGCAACAAACACTTTTAAGTTAGCTGTAATTGATCCAGAAGCGATAGTAGTTACTACGTTTACTAATTCTGATTGGTTGAATTTGATTAGAAACCTACTTACTGTTGGATCGCCTGCGATACTTTGAGCAGTAGTAGCTTCAATGATTTCATCAATACCGGAGTTCATGCTCGGGTATTCACTATACAGGGTAGCGTCTTTCTCCGGGAAGATTTTATATACTGCCATTTGTTATAAATAGGAATTAAAGAGAAACTACTCTTCCTTTAATATCTACGTTTGGATACTTAACTTCGAAGATCATAGGATCGATAGAAGGATACACTACGTTGTTAACTGTAGCTCCTTTAACATCATATGCATAATTCGAATAACCTAAAGCTTCCCCTGTCAGGTTTACGATCTCAACATTAGATACTGTCTGAACTCCGTCAACGTTGTCGATTAGTAAAGAGAGATCTTTTAATAGGATGGGCTGGTTGATTTGCCAGTTATTGATGTTAAAATACTCTCTAACTGCTGTAATTGCTGCAAGGATTACTTCATTACTATTATAATTTGGTGCAACAATAATATCAAAGTTAACACCTATATTAATTGCAAATGCATCTTTAATTCTAACAGAATCTCCAATTACTCTATATTGAGAGAGGTAGGTGCTTAAATTTTGCTTTAAAGCAGTTGAAGCATTAACTAAGTGTTTATTTCTATCATACGTTAGTACGTAGAGATCTAAGGTTGTTGGTGTTTCACCGATACCTAAGTTAGCGACTTTAGTCTGTTCAATATATGCTTTAGAGATAACTCCATACCTTGCAGGCATTGATAATGCTCTAACCAGGTAGTCATCTTGAGTAACGTTACGTAATTGAGTTTGGTAATTAGAGATTGTGTTTTGTCTAATTTCTTCAATGCTATCACCGTCCTGTCCCCCGACTGCTGCTTCAGGATTATTCACTGCTAAAGATGCTCTGTAGGTGTTAGCAGTGGTAGGGTTTAGGTTAGGGTTTAAGAAATTAATATTTCCTGTTATTACTGTTAGATCATTAGAGGGTACGTTTGCTTGAACTCCACCACCGGTTAGGTATCTGATTGTTAAAGTTGTGTTAGAGGGGGCAATACCATACGTCTTAGTGAAAATAAAGTTAGTAGGTGAGTAAGCAGTGGTTAATTTAGATTGTTCGAAAGGTAACCCTAAGCCTACGTTATTTGGATTAGGTACAATGTTCTCGTCTGTATCTGAGGCTGTTCCGGCACCAAATTGTATTTGTAGTGATCCTGAATCTACGAACCTGGTTGCAAATCTCCTTTGTACTTGTTCTAATTGTAAGATGTAAGGAGTGTCTGCATTACCTGAGGATCTGTTAGGATCATTAGGGTTAGTATTCTTAATACTAGAGTAGATTGTATCTTGAGCTAAATAATCAACTTCATACCAAGTGTTACCGTCACTATCTACTACATCTAAAATACCTACGATGTTTTCTGCTGAGATGGTTCTAGTGTCAAACTGAACCGGGGTAGTGAACGTAAAGTCTACTGAATTGATTGTTGCAGAGATTGCTTGTCTGCTTTTCTTTAGTAGGTAACTAACTGGGTCAGTACCTGCTGTTTGAAAGATGGTTACTTCTGTTGGATCTTGAGAGGATGATACAGAAAAGTCAACACTATCTTGAATTAGAAATCTAGTTTCATTATTAGAGGTAGAAGATACTACTGCATTATCTCCAATTAATAAACAGTAATCAAAATCAGGAACGTACACACTTGCAGATAGTTTTGAAGGTATCTGCTGGTATAGATCGATAGTAGTTGTAGCAACTCCTGTTACGTTGGGTTTATAGCCGAACATATATGCTAACTCAAATAAGTTATCTGTCTGTCGAGCATACTGCAGGTATGTTTCTTGAATTTGATTATCAAGGTAGAAAGACATAACATCACCTACATAAGCTGCCATTTCCATAAACATCATCCCGGGAGATGAAGGACTGAAGTCATTATAGGTTGTTGGGAAGTAAGTCTTAGCGTAATCTATTAAGGAAGCTCTTAATGTAGTAAAATCCTTATTTACGTATTTTATGTCTCTTTTTATTGCCATTTTAGTTGAATGCTATTTCTAAATTATCTGTTATCCCGGTATCCTTAATAGAATAGGTTAGTTTAACTGTTACCTGTAGTGTATCAGGTTGACTTGTGATTTCTAAATCACCGATAATTACACTAGGAAAAAACTCACTAATTATAGACTGTATGTCTTGTTCTAGAGCAACCTCAGTATTAGTGTTTAGTTGTTCGAAGATATATGTCTGTAGACCTGCTCCAAAGGTTGGATTCAGGTATCTTTGTCCGGTTCCGGTCAGAAAGAAATTAATGAGGTTGTTTTTAATGGCCTGTTGGGTAGTGTATGTAGAGGAGAATACTCCCGGGGATGAAAAAGGGAGAGATACTCCGACAGCAACTCTCGGCTTTCTATCTATTGGGAATATTTTCTTCGCACCAAATGCCATTATTTTCTACTCATCAAACCCATTATCTGGTCTAGGTTAACCTCGCCAGGAGGTAGGGAAGATCCTTCTCCGGTCGTATTTGCACTTACAGGCGGTCTATATCCAGGTTGAGCTCCGAAGCCTATAGCATCATTAGAAGTCATTGAAATGTTTCCGTTTCTTGATTCCATCATTCCACCTAATAACTCTTTATACTTATCCCTTGCATTAATAGAGGGAGCGGTTGGTGTACCTGCTAAGGTTTGAACTGGTGAAGCATAACTTTCTTGAATAACCGTCTTAGGAGCACGTACTGCTTCTAATAGGATGTCTTTCATTTCTTCCTGGATAGCTTCCTTTACAGCTTCTTTGATGAGTTTTTTAAATAATTTGGTATCCATCTTTTATAAATATTTCTTAATTGGCTTTTAGATTATCCCTATCAATGATGAGTTTTAACTCTTCGACAAGGACTTGAGGGTTGGTTGTGAAGGAGGGTTCTGTCTGTAATAAGACAATTCCCTGACTATTTTTAGCTTGACCTATTTTTTGTTTTAGTGTAGGGCTAAATTGTTTCTCTACGATTGCAAAAGTAAATCCTTTATAAATTTCATCAATTAGGGATTGTTCTGCTAATTTAATAGTATCTAGTAGTTTAGTACTATCTTCTCCTAGTTGATTTGGTTTAGCACCGCACTTCTCTAATACTAAATCGATAATTTGTAAGGTAGTTATTACAGTCTGAAGTATCTTAGCTGCGGTGGATATGTATTGAGATCCTATAGTTAGAGCTCTTTTTAATTCAGGTAGTTTAGGGGTGCCGTCAGATTTAAACGTAATTAATGTTCTAATATCATCTAAGTCGCTTAGTAGCGCCGTGATAGCTCCCGGTACGATCGGGGCTACTTTAGTTGCTAGAGAGGTGGCTGTTTTTAATATATTTAATGCATTTACAGTCGTTACTGTTCCGTTTATTATTGGAGTTAGTAACTGTAAGGATGTATCAACAATATTTATGTACTTTGAAGTATTCTCAATATCAGTACCTAAACTGTTACGTATTTGTAATGCTCGGTTCAGGATTTCTGGGGATGGACATAAAGCAGGTGTAATTGGGTTAGCAGTGTCTATTCCTTCGATTCCTAACTGTGAAGCTAGAGATAAAATTGTAGAAGTAGCTTTGT